CTTATTAACCATATTAAGAAGTTTCGTCAGTTCCATTCCAGTAATCTTGGACACACGGGCAACATCAACAAATGTATCCACACCGGTTGCTCCAAACTTGGCAAACTCTGCTCCACCAGAAGCAAACTGACTTGTTAGGACCCCGACATCAACACCCAATGCTTGGGCTTGGCGGCGCATTTTGAGCATCATCTCGTCACTCTGGTCGATGCTGACACCCATCATTTTGGTGCCGATTTCAACACTCTTTGCGAAGTCCCCATGAGCAACACCCAAGCGACCCAAAATGGATGCTGTTTGAACAAGAGTTTTTTGCTGCTGCTCATTGAGGAATGTAAAGTCTTTAAAGTCTTTAAAGAGGGCATTAAGAGAACCAGAAGCATCTTCGATGGTTACACCAAATTGGCGCATTTCCGCATAAGTGGTGGTGATTTGACTGGCTAATAGTTGAGATGCACCTGTAGTCCTCATAAATGCATTCTCTGCATCAATGAGCGAGATGGAAAGTTTGATAATTGCATCAACAAATTTAATCGTTATGGCTACAGCGGCTCCCGCAGCAGCCACCAATGTACCTACGACTGCCGTAAGGGCAGCAATTCCAAGAGTGGCGGGATTAACACCGGCAGCCAGCTTGCTCATCTGGGAACCAATAGTATGAAAAGTTGTGGGCATGTTAGCTATTTGCTTTCCAATATTCATAAAAGAAGAACCCAGACTTTTAGCGGTCCCAAGCAGATTTTTTAAACTCAATTCGGTTTTTTCGGTATTCAACGCCATATCTGCCAAAGTGTCACCCAATTTGGATCCTGCATCAAAAGAATTCTTTATGCTTGATTCAATCTGTTGATAGATGCCTGCAATTTGACCAAGAATATTTTTCTCACGAGCCAATTGTGTGTCGCGAGCAGGAGCAGCACCGCCGCCGGTGCCACCTTCTAGGCGAGACGCAGCGGCGCCCATAGCCTCGGCGGCTTCTCTTACTGCCTCAATAACAGCCGGGTCAACTCCAGTGCCGTCTTCTGCCATAATAAAACCCTCGTGAAAGTAAATAGTTAATGAAGAAAAAAGTCAGGAACCTGAGTTCCTGACTTAGAATGATTTGGGTTTAGTAGGCTCGTTGAAAGGGGTTAATGTTTGTGAACCACCACCTCCTTGAGACCCCTGTTCTATGGCTTCTTTTTCGCTTTCGAGTTGCCGCATCAGCCTTTCCACAAACCATTTTCTCAATCCTACTGGTAAATTATAGGATTCAGAGAATGACCAACCACCGGAGTATTGTAAGAAGAAGAACTGTTCATACACGTTCTCCATATACTCACCGGTCAGGCCAAAAAAAGTCCGCTGTTAACGGCACCTCCATGTCCGCAGCGTGGGCGCACTCTTCGCACTCAAAGTATTGTGCCAAGTCAATGTCAGGGCAAGCAGCCAGGTATGCTTTGCGAAGGGCTCGTGAATCCATCGAAGGGATGTTTTCAATGAAGTAGTGCTTCGTTCTGGCACCTTCATCGCCGTTCACAGAAACAATCATCTGCTCTAATAAGCCAGTGACATTGTTTTCTAAACTCTTTCTTTTTCTTTTAGTCTCGGCATTGTTTACCATAGACTTTTCTTCCTTGCCGGTCAGCAGTTTAAAACCAACTTTAAGCTTGGTTCTGGGGAGTTCTACGGTGAAGGTGCCATCATTGTTGCTAATGATGTCCTCTTCTTCCAACCCCTCACCTGTGTAAACTTCCGCCTCATTAAGATCGAAAGAATACTGCTGTGTGGTTCCGCATGATGGACAGTTAACTTTTGTCTCATACTCGCTTCCATAAGCAGAGATGCGAGCCGCGACAAGAATTGCATTGCGATCTCCCACCAATAATGAAAATGGATTGATTGTCTTGTTGACAATGATATTTTTAATTACCCTCTCCAAAGCAACACCTTGCTTCAGGAGTGTTCTGGAGGTTAGGATATCCTCCTCTTTCGCCGTCATGTGGCGAATCTCAATGGACTCTTCATTGTGAAGCGGATGACCTTCGGGATAAAACTTTCCCTTTGAAGGCAATTCCACAAACTCCGTTGGGATCACAAAAGCGAGAGCCTCGCCTCCACTTTCTTCCTGCTTATTCATCACCGCAGGAGGTGGGGGCTTAGAACCACGTTTCCTTGGGCCGCCTGTGCGCCCTCTATTTCTCGACAATATACACCTCTATGTTGTTTTAAGAACCGTCAGTATCGAAGAACTTCGCAGTGCCAGCAGCCGCTGTGCAAGAAGCCCAATCGTACTTAATGGTAAGACTAATTTCGGACAAAGCATCCTCACCATAACTAAGATCTCCACCATCAACCTTGGAAACCCAGGCATTGTGCAGCTTCCACTCTTCTTGGACATTACCTGCACCGTCAACCTGCTTGATTAAAATCTCGCCTGTAGCAGAGACAGCCTGTCCCTTGGTGATGGAATCCAAATCGGAGGCATCGGTAGGAACGGCATATCCAGTACCCTTAATGATGTCCAATAGTTCCTTCATAGCATCCACACCGCCCGAACCACCAGCCGGGTCAACCAACGTCATGGTACACTCATCCCAAGTCACGTTTCCAGGGAAGTAAAAAGTGTGATTTAAATATTTGTGCTCAGCAGCGCCAATGGTGAAAGCAGGCTTCTTAACTGTCTTTGCCCACCATACTACATCATTGGGTGCCATCCCCGTGATTGAGACTTGAAATCTAAATTTTCTTTTCGGGGTGCTATCGGGTGATGTCCAAAATGCCATTAGTTGGTTTCTCCTTTATCCTTAATTATATAGTTGCTCGAATCGATTTTAGTCATCGAAAGAGGCTCCAGTGGAAGCAATCACAAAGTCAATGGCAATGTACTCGATAGCGCGAGCGGGCTTAACCATAATCTTCGCATACAGAACGTTTTGATCAATGAGATCGGGGGTTGTAGTAGACTCATCAAGGATGAGGCGATACTCGGTGATACCAAGTCTCGTCTTAACATCCGTTAAGAAGGGGTTAATCAGAGCCTTGAAGCGATCCCAGGTAGCCTGAACGTTCTGGTCAAAGAGAACCTGAGTCGAGAGGATGGAAATCTGCTTCTTCAAGAAGATAACCAAACGACGGACATTGATTCTATCAAGAGCCGATGCTCTCGTCTGTGTCGTCTTCTGTCCGAAGACCACGATGCCCGTGGAGGGGAAGGAGGCAATGGGGTTGATGTTAGCCTCGTAGAGCGTGTCGCGCTCCTTGGAACTCAGCCTACTTAGAACACCTGTAACTGGGATTCCAGCAGCGCCGTCAGTAAGACCGCCGCGATTGAATCCAGCGGGAGCGAACCACAGTTCAGATTTCTTCTCAGAACTTGCAAGAACACCCATCATAGCGACCGAAGGCGGAATCCACAAACTACGACCAGTTTCTTCATCAGCAGTCATGACCCATGGATAGAAAGTCGCACCATAACTAGAGTCGATGAAACGGTCTCTAAACGCTGTTTCGGCAGAAGCGGGGGTTGTTCCAACTCTGTCGCTGCGAGTTGCCTTATAAGCCTCGTGATTCGGGATATACACATCGGGAAGATCGATGATGGTCATGGCATCTGCACGTTCCTCACAAATAGCAATTGCGTGCTCTGTGAGTTTGTCTTGTGTCAGACCGGGAGCAACCAGCAGATTCATATTGATGAAATCTGGGTCAGCCACGGTGTCCATGCCACGCTTCCACGTGTGATAAATATAACTGGTTTCCGGTGTTGCAGCGGCAGCCATTCCAGCGTTGTAGAGAGGATCGGGCTTCTTAATGTTAAATCCGTCGAATCCGCCCCAAAGAGGAGCAGTGAAGCGGTTAACACCCTTGGAAAGAAGATCAGCCGAACCTGAATCAGCAGTGTACGAACTACCGCGAGTACGCGATCCAGAGGTATAATAGTAGCTTGTGAGCGTTCCGTCATCCTTCAACTCAACATCGTCAAGTGTGAAAACATACGAGAAGTTATCCACACCCGTAGTCGAGTGAAAGGCTGCATCGCCTCCACCAGCGGTATAGTTATAATACAGCATCTTATGAAAATCCATAACACTGCGATCAGACACAGTGCTGGTTGTCGTGCGCGTAGTTTGCATTCCATAATAGGCATCCTTGTAGTTTGTCAAGCCGCCATCGGAGGCAGAGACACGCAGCCGCACATGGGGCATCTCCAGGCTTCCAGTAGCAGAACCGTGCCATACTCCCAAACCGCCACCCCCGGAAAGATAAATCGCTGCGCCTTCGGCGGCTGCCGATCTACCAAACGCGCCGGTAGCGCCGCCCATTCCATGAACGATGCCCAATCCACCAGTCATGAAGTAGTTGACCAATTCAGACCCTTCATGGGGGGGCTGAGTTGTGTTACTTGCGGTGTAGGGAGGTGCCGCTTGACCACAGAAACTTTGTGTACCAAATGTGCCACTTCCATGCAGGTTATAAAGTCCAGTGAAGCGCGGAGGCCCAAAGAATCCGAAAGGGAGAAGGGCTGCGTCTGAGGTGCCGTTATCAACCACCTCTGCCATCTCGATATAGACAAATTTGGACTTGTTGTCGTAATCGCCATAAGTGACAAGTCTTCTTTCGGTGGTGTCCCACTTGACGTATTTGTCACCAATGCGCCGACCGACATAATCAGGGGATCCAGGGTCAAGGGTAAGATTGTCAAATCTCTCCATCACCACGACCGCACTATCCGAATCTAAAAGGCTACGCAATACAACCGAGAAGGTTCCATAAGCGTCAGTGTTGGAATTGGAGCGACGAACCTTCTCAATAGAAATCTTCACGTTCTTCTGAAGCCATTCTCCATGTCCGCGTCCAATGAAGCGGAAGAGCTTTTGTGCATTCGTAGAAGCAAAGCTAGTGGCTGCTC